TGCAGTTCCAGTTTGGAATTATCAGAATAATTCGGCAGCATTTGTTGTTAATAAACGATATATTATTGACACAACTTCAGGTGAATTAACATTCTCTATGCCAACTGTGGGTTTATCGGTTGGAGATAGTATTGAAATCCATGATGCCACAAACAATTGGCATATAAATAATGTTATTATCACTGACGCTGTGAATAAATTTAGAGATGCTATCGGAAATATAGAGGATCCTCCTCTCATTTTAGATGTTGCCTCTATCACTGTTATGCTTTTATGGAACGGATACTATTGGAGCATTGTTAGCTAATGGCACTCTCGCTAAGTAACTCACATTTTCAACCAAAAGACTCGAAAGGATACTATGTGTATGCTTTGAGGCGTGATGCTGATGACATGTTACATCTTACTAAGGTGAGCACTGCATCAACAACTGAAACTTTTGAACCATTCAGATTGGATGGAACTCAAGTAGAAGGATTCGGAGATTATCAGGATTATGTAGAAGAAACTACTGAGCAGAAATCCATAAGCAATCATCCGATGGATAAATATCAACAGATTCGTTACGATAGGCGTAACATAAATTATTTCCTAGACACTGATGGATACTTAGTCCTTCAAGTCAATGGATCCCACACATACTCTGGACCTGTATAGAGATCACTAACAATGGCAGAATTTAGACTTGGCAGACTGAAGTTCAATTGGCGTAATGCGTGGGCTGGTTCCACCGCATATGTCATAGACGACCTTGTAAGGTTTGGAGCGAACTCATATGTCTGTGTAGGTAATCATACCTCACAAGCCCTTGCGGCTAACTTTACCAGTGACGCTGCCTATTGGGAGCTTCATACAGGTGGTTTTGAATCACTAGGAGATTGGCAAACTACTTATGCATATGTTATAGATGATATCGTCAAAGAAGGCGGTAACATGTACATTTGTACAAACCAACATACTTCTACTGGTTTATCGAGTAATTTCCAAGATACTGACTTTGCTGGAAATTGGAAACTATTCCAAGAAGGTCTCAACTTTGTTGGTGCGTATGCTACTAATACTTATTATGGTATTAACGATGTAACACTCTTTGGTCCAAGAGAGTATCGTTGTACTGCTTCATTCCAGAGTCCAACGGATCAAATGCCATCTATAGATGGTCTTGCTCCTGGTTCTGATGCATTCTTCCCACCAGAGCAAAACTTTACACAGATTTCTGCAGGATATGAGAATAAAGGTTCATACATTTCTTCTGAAAGATATCAAAGAGGTGATATTGTTGAGTGGAAAGGGTCTACTTATACTGCTATCAGTACTAACCCTAGAACTAAACAACCTAACGAGAACACAGATGACTGGTCATTCCTGAACCTTGGTATAGGTACAGGTGGTCAAGATGCTTGGAATCCTTCTTCGGTTTATTCCAAAGGTCAGATTGTCAGATTTGGTGGTAACACATATCAAGCTGATGCATTAAAAATAGAAACAAATAATAGACCAACAGGTATTGGTAGCACCACATTTGACAAAGGTGTTAATGGTTGGGCATTATTAAATAGAGGATTTACATGGACTGGTGCTTACACCACTTCAACTGTTTATGAGATTAATGATATTGCTGAGTTCCAATCTTCGGCATATATTTCAGTTGCTTCTACCAATGTAGGAACAACTCCAGGAACTGATGTAAATATTTGGCAAGCATTTGCTATAGGAGATAGTGCAGCACTCTTAACAACTAAGGGTGACCTATTAACTAGGAACGCAACTGGTCCTACTAGGATTGGTATTGGTACTGCTGGTACATTCCTTAAAGCAAGTCCAAGTAATGAAGTTCAGTGGGAATTTACTGGTAAATTAACTAAGACATATTATGTTGACCCTGAATTGGGACAAGATACTAACAGTGGTGAGTCTCCTGATGCTGCATTCAAGACTATTGGATATGCAACAACATCAACTAATCCAAAGTATGATATAACCAATGCTCTTTATGATGGTCCATCTGGTGTAGCAACAATTACTGCTGCTGGTCATGGACTTTATGCAGGACAGGAAGTTAAGTTAGTTGGACTGATGTTCACTTGTAACTCTAACTTAGGTCCAGCATCTGCGTTCCCGAATGGTAAGACTGGAGACTTCTTCTTCGGTGTTGAAGAAGTAATTGATAGTAATACATTTAGTGCAGTGGTTGGTGTTTCAACCTTTGTACATACTTATGTGTCTGGTGGTGTTGTAACTAACGCTGCTCCTGTTATCTTGAAGCTTTCTGCTGGTAGATTTGATGAGCAATTACCAATGACACTTGGTAAAAACTTCTGTATTGCTGGTGATGTTCTTAGAGGTTCTACTATTAGACCTAAGGCAGGACTATCTAACGATGGTGTTACACCAAACAGTCGTTCGACAATGTTCTTTGTATCTGATGCTGTAACGGTTCAGGGTATCACGATGCGTGGTATGGAAGGATATGATTATGATACTAACGATCCATTCAACACTGCTAAGATGCAGAACAAGGTTGGTGTTGGTACTACTGCATGTGGTGTCTATCTAAGATTCAACCCAGACGAGTCAGTTATTAAGAGATCTGCTTATATTAAAGATTGTACATGCTTCGGACACAATACTACTGATGGCACTGGTCATGGTGGTGCTATCGGTGTCTATCTAGAAGGTGGTGTACACCATAAGAACCCAGAAGGTAAGGGTTATAAATCAATGGTATTTGACTCCTTCACTAATGTTATGTCAGGTGGTGTCGGAATCTATCTAGAAGACGATGCTGTTGCTGAGATTGTATCCTGCTTCACATATTACTGTGCATTCGGTTACATTTCAGACACTGGTTCAGAGATTCGTTCACTATCAAGTAACAACTCTTACGGTACTTACGGTGCTCTTGCTTGTGGGTTCTCAACTCATGAGGTAGCAAGACCTGCTAAGTTATATGGTGATCAGATGGCTCTACTTGCTGGTCAAACAACAGGTACGATTGCTGTTGGTGCTACCATGCGTGGTACTGTATCAGGTGCTCGTGCTGTTGTAACTAACGATCAGTCATCTAGTGACCTACTTTACTTCAAGTATAACACTGGATTTGGTAACACATCAAGTGATCCTACTGTACTTGAGAACGGTGCAATCGGTATTGGTACTACAGTATTCAAACCTGGCGAGAATATAGAACTTGATTCAGTTGGTTCTGGTGCTACAGGATTTGCTATAGTTGCATCTGCATCTGACTCTGTTCAGGGACAGAAAGGTATTTTACTTGAGTTAACAGGTTTAACAACTTCACTAACGGTTGGTGACTCACTTGGATTCTCTACCACTGGTATGGGATTCTCTGATACTAACTCTTACATCGTTAGAACTGCTACAAATTATGTAGAACCAACCACGGTAGATGTACATGACGCACAATATAGTGGTTCTACTGGTATCATGACAGTCTTTACGACTGTTGCTCATAACCTAGAGTTTGGTGACTTTATAAGAATTAAAACTGGATCACTTCACTTCGAGTGTCAAGTAGGTGGCGGTGGATCTGCTGCATATCCAAGAGTAACTGACCCTGCTGCTGATATTCCACTTCAGATTTCTGGAGTTGGTAATACATTCTTCTCAGTTCAGGTATTGAACGATAAGAACAGTTCTACTGAGAATATACCATCAACCTACGCAGGTATTCACACATACATTGGTGGTGGTGGTGTTGGTAAGACTTCAGTTGATGCTATCACTCTTGGTGATGGTAGAGCAACCATTAATGTCGCTCCTGGAAAAGCTTCCTCACCTACTGTAGGTCTAGATGATCAGAGAGTCTCAATGAGAAGTAAGTTCTCTAAGGTTCGTTTAACAGGTCATGACTTCCTATTAATTGGTACAGGTAATACAACTACTACCAACTATCCAAATGTAGATGAGAACACAGCTGCTCAAGGAAATGAAACTAACATAGTCGCACCTGGTAGAATTTACTTCGTGTCTACTGACCAAGGAGGTAACTTCAGGGTTGGAGAATACTTCTCAGTTAACCAGTTGACTGGTGCTGCTACCTTGGACGCTTCTGCATTCAACCTTTCTGGTTTGACAGAATTGAAACTGGGTGCTATTGGTGGTCAGATTGGTGAATCTATTAGTGAGTTCTCATCCGATGAAACATTGGGTGGAGATTCCAACGCTGCTTGTCCTACTGAGAAAGCAGTTCGTGGATTCTTGACTCGTGCTAAGATGGATAATACTTCTGGTATTTTGGTTCCCCCTCGTGGTACTCAGGCAACTAGACCTACTGGTGGAAATCTCTTTGAAGGTGGTCTTCGCTACGATACTGACAACAATTTATTTGAATTCTACAATGGTACAAACTGGTATACATTAGGTGGATTCCAAGCTGTTGATGCAACTAGTGCAGTAACCTTAACTAGAGGTCAGCAATGTTTTGCTAACACAACTTCTGGTGCATTCACTGTAACTCTACCTGGATCTCCTGTTAAGGGTGATAGCGTTAGAATCTTTGATGTTGCCAAGACATTTGACTCTAACAACTTAACGGTTGATAGAAACGGTAACCCAATCATGGGTGACGCTGCTGACCTAACAGTTGCTACTGAAGGTGCTGCATTTGAACTTGTATTCTATGATGGCACACAAGGATGGAGAATCATTACCGTCTAATTAAAATTGATAAGGGATGTTAGTCATCCCTTTACTTTTATCATAATTTTTACTAAATACTATTACGAAACACCTGTGTAAGCAATGGCTAATTATCAAACATATAAAAAAATCAACGGGACTGAAGCTATTTTAGGAAATAGTGTTGGTCCTGGACAGGTAACTGGGGTATCAACTGGTATTGCTCACCAATTCATGATCTGGAATTGTTGCTGGTGGGATGTATCTAACGGTGGTTGTTGTTTAGCATGGACAGTTCCTGCTTTAACTTCTACAGTTAGATTTGAACTGCAAGCAGGTGGGGGAACTGGAAGTATAGGAACTTGTTGTTCTAATGGTCCTGCTGGTGGTGCTGGTTCTTATGCGAGTAAAACTTTACATCAATACAAAGGAGACTTTGTTCCAGGAAGTACAACATATACTTTATGTGCTGCTGGTACTAGTCAGTGTTCTTGTTGTGGACAGTGCCAAAACTGTCTTTGTTGTGGTCGCAGAGGATGCACATCATATGTAACAGGTGGTTCTAACTTAAATAATTTCTGTACAGAAGGTGGAGCATGGGGTTGGCATCAGTGTTCAGGTAGTTGTTACACTTGTACATCTTCTTGGCAGTGCTGTAATTGTATTGCTACTTGTAGTAGATATTTTGGAGCAGACTTTGGATTTGCTGGAGTACAAGGTGGTCGTCAACAGAACCAATATTGTATGGGTAGTGACTGGGCAGTCACTGGTGGTGGAGTTGGTCCTTGGTCAGCACCATCACATAAAGGTGTAGATAACTGTTCTCATGGTAATGTTCATGGATGTTGTAAAGGACATTCATTGTTCCCAGGAGGCGGTGGTATGTCACCATTCACCGATGGCGGTTGCTGTTGGGGTGGATGGGGTGCAGGTGGACTAGTAGTAGTCTCCTACTGGCAATAAATAACAAAGAGGATTCTTCTTACTAACAATGGCAAACATTACTAAGACAATTATATATCCTATTCCTACAGAATGGATGAAGGATACTCAAGATGACACTAATGTAGGAGTCGCTACTTATTATGGTCCTGAAAAATTAATTACAGAGTGGATTGAAGGAACAGGTGATGAGAGTAAAAGACTCTTTGATATATTTGATCCAGATGATAAACAAAGAGCAGAAAGACCTACTCCTGTAGGAGTTGTAACTGCATTACTAGATGTTAATGTAGAACCTCTTCATGCATTAACCTATTGGGGACAGAAATTTCCACCATTACATATAGAAGTTAATGTCGGTCCTTCTTGGGAACCTAATCCGACTATTGCTGATCCTTCAGACTTTACAGAAGTATTTGATATGGAAAGCTTTTATTATGATCAATATGATAATACATGGTCTACTCCTATATTCTCGTGGGATGGTCCTGGTGTAGATAAACTTGGTGTAAGTACAGAAGGAGTTTGTTTTGGATGGGATCATGTAAGAATTAAGAGAAACTCAATGCTTGCATCATCTGACGGTAGAGTTGCAGCTTCTGATATGCCAGATGTTGTCAAGCAACCTTGGTTAGACTATCGTACTAAATTAAGAAATCTTCCTACTGATTGGGTAGGTGTTGGTACTGCAACTCATTTAATTGTATGGCCTCTTGACCCTGATCAACTTGCTATGGGTGTCACTACAGGTGAGCGTCCTAACAACGGAATAACAGACTAAAACAAAATTGACTTTTTAACTACAATAATCTGGGAAAATTTTTCCCAGAATTTTTTTGACCCACAGGATTTTTATTATGGAAAACAAATTTGTCCCCACGCAGATACCAAATTTTGTACCTGGTTGGGGACCATTTTTATGGAAGAGTGAATTATTGTCTTCTATAATAGATGAGTTATTAAAAAGAACAAATGCTATAAAAAATAATTCCGAAGATAAATTATCTTCTTTTAATGAAAATAATATTATGCTTAATAGTTGGAGTTATCCTATTACAGAAGGTGATCGTGAATGGTTTCAGGAAATATTAAACCCTTGGATTCAAACTTACTTGAAATCTTTTTCTCAGTTTAATGATGATACTTACAATCCAATGCGATATTTTATAAACCAACTGTGGGTAAATTATCAAAAACAATATAATTTTAATCCACCACATTCTCATAATGGTAATTTAAGTTTTGTTGTTTATTTAAATATACCTAAAGAAATGTATGATGAAGAATGGAAAAGTAATGAACCTAAACCTGGTTCAATTACTTTTAGGTATGGTGAAAGAGCACCCATGTTGGATAATAAAAGAACATTTGTACCTAAAACAGGTGATATTTTTATATTTCCCTCTTGGTTAGAGCATATGGTAGTTCCATTTAAAACAGAAAGTGTTGAAAGAGTATCTGTATCAGGTAATATATATTTTCAGAATAGTAATAACAATGTTTGAAGTTGCTAATGAGTATGATGTTACTATCGTATCAGAAATAGGTTATCAAAATAGATGTGTTGTTATTGTAGATAATTTTTATAAAGATCCTGATTCTGTAAGAGATTTTTGTTTATCATCACCAAAATATTCTAGAGAAGATAAACCATGGCTAGTAGGTGGTTTATGTGGTACTAGAGTGTTAGTAGAAACACCAGAGGTTAGAGAATGTTTGAAAAAAACATTTACAGATTTTGTTTCTATAAAAAATTTGTGGTTAGAAGAACATAATCAAGAACAGTGGGATAAAAATTGGAATAGAACTAATTTTATGTGTAATGTTATGAATGATGAGAGTATGGGTAAGTTTCCAATGCTCCCTCATCAAGATTCATTTGATGTACAATATGGGGCAGTCATATATTTAAATACACCTGAAGAATGTGCAGGAGGCACAGATTTTTATTCATATATGGGTAAAACTACATTAGATGTACCTAAAGATGGTGGATTAATGATGTGGCAAAAAAATACTGAAGGTATTACTGCAGAAGAATGGGTTGAAGGTAAAGATAATAGATGGAAGGTTGAATTTGAAGCAGAGATGAAGTACAATAGAATGGTTTTATATGAAGCTTCAATATTGCATATGCAAAATTGGAAGAAAGGTATGTTTCCTACATATGATCGTATCAATCAAGTATTCTTCTTATGATGTTTGAACTTAGTAACGAGTATGACATCACTTTGGTGTCTGATATAGGAACAGAAAAAAGAAATGCATTAATTATTGATAATTTTTATAAGAATCCTAATGAGGTTCGTAATTATTGCATAGATTCTCCGAAGAAAAGTAAGAAAACTGATCCTGAATTGATTGCTGGTCTGCCTGGATGGAGAGTATTTGAAGAGGACAGTAGAGTTGCAGAAAAATTAAAAGATCAGTTCAGTCATTGGAGAGATCAATCTATTTGGAGATCAACC